TTGGACAAGTTGAAAATAATCAGTACTTTGTCTTGAAAATCTTTCTTGTCCATTCATAACTAATAAAGTTGAATTAATAATTTCCTGATCTTTAAGTATACTAGATGTATAATTAAATTTATCTTTAATATATCCAGCTGACAAATAGTTATAATTACATCTAAATATAATTTCTTTACATGGGAGTGAATAGTTAATCTTAATTTTATTATTTGTATGATACAAAACTTTATCATTATCAAAAGTTAATGTATCAATTAGATATGAATGAGATTGTTTTGCAAATCTTAACCTTTCTTCATTATCTAAAAACACATAGTCAACTAATAAATAAGATTCTCCTAATGCCAAATTAATAATTTGAGAAAAATATTTAATTTTATTAAAGTAAAGGCTTTCTGAAGAACTAGGTGTTACATAAAAAGACGTATTTGATACTAAGTATAAAGGATTTTTAGATGTCATTGTTTCTGGTGTAATTTTAATATAGTATAAACGTTTTAAAATAGGATCATAATTAATAAATTTATAGTAATAAACAATATTATTAACAGTTTGTGTTAAAATGTCTCCTTGTTCAAATAAACATATATCATCTTCAATATTAATATAATGTGAAGGACCAATAATTAAACAGTCATCCAAAGTATTAAATTCAATATTAATTTTAACATCAGAATTATATGATGAAATTAAAGGTAATGCTAAATTAGGATAACGATTAAACCAAAAAATTAATGGAATATGTAATAGATAACCCTGTTTTGAAGATGTAAAATCAACAAGATCTGAAATATTTCCAATCATATTATCCAAACCTGGTCTTTTAGATAAACTAACAGTTATTTCATGATAAATATTAAACCAATCAGAGTAATGACGATCTATAGTTATTCCTCCAATTTCTAATTCAATTTTTTTAATAAGCTGAAATCCAATTTTCTCAACCCATGCACAACATGAAATATTTGAATTACCAATACCAGATTCATTTTGTATATCATTAAATTTTCCAATAGGTGGTAGATTAACAACTAAATAAATTTTTCCAATTAAATCTCCAATTTTTGCAATAGTGCATGTAACTCTAGAACCAAAATCTGCTTTAGTATTAAATTTTTGTGGAATTGATTCAATTACAAAATTAGTATGACGTTTATATATTGTTTTAAAAAAAGTAACCGTTGGATTGTATATAAAATACATATCTTGGATACCATATGATGCTAATTGTATTACTCCTGAGCCCATTAAAGTACTTTATTAATATATCTATATATATTATTATTTGAGTATTTTACAGATTTTTTTAAAAAAATCTGTGGTTTCTAATATATCTGAATGATCACCTTTTAATCTATGAATAAAATCAAATTCTTTTACATTATTCGTATCTAATGGTAAAATAATACCATCACTATCTATATAATCATATTTTACAAATTTATATTTATTACCTAGTTTTTTTAAATATAATTTTGAAGGAGTTTTAATACCATCTGATAAAATTAAATGAGATGTAATTTTATGTTTTATTTTAAATTTTGTTAAACCTGTTGCGAAAAAATTATTATAAACTTCTAATGTATTAGATGGTAATATATCTTTATATAAATTAATATCAATATCATTACCATCTATATTTAATATATTTTTATATAAATTGGTATCAGGTAAACACCAAATAAGACCACCAAAATTTTGTATTTGTTGAATATTAATTTGTTTAAAAAATACTTCAATAGTATCAATAAGTATTAATTGAAGAGCACTAATAGAACCAGAAATAGGAGGATTTACAAAAATAATTTTATCAATATATTTTTGATTCCATTTGTCAGAATTTTTATTTAGAAAATTATTTATAACTAATGATCCTAAACTATGTGCAATTATAACTATTTTTTTATTTGAATTATTTTCATAAATATTTTCAATTGATTCTTTAAAAGATAAAAAAAGATTATCAAAATACTTAGGGTTTGGAACAATTCTAAAATCATAACCAAATGCATAAACTGGATAATTATCTAATTTTAAATTTTTTACAAAAGTTTGACCAAATCTTTTTTTAAAAAAATATTTTAGTTCTCCTTTTATAATTTCTATATTTTTTATACTATCAGTATCAATATAATTTGGCATTGATGTAGGAATAGTACTTTCTAATAAATTATTAACTCTTAGTTTCTTATTTGGATGTAAAACATCATTGATAGAAGGAGGCCAGATATTAGATTTATTTTCATCATATATACAAGATGCACCAAGGCCAGGTACAAATACAATTGGTACTTTTTGATAAGAATATGAAGTATTAAGTACAAAAAGAAATTGAAGTAAAAATATTAAATTATACATTTTTAATAAAACAATAGTCTTTTTTATTAAAAATGGATTAAATATTTTCACCAAGCTAAACATCCTATTCCTGATGCTATTCTTAGAACATTAAGAGTTTTAAATATTATATTTATTTCTCCATCTGCTTGATGTGAATCAACAAAATCTAACCAATAATTAAACTGAATATTTGTTGCATACTTAAAATTTAATGATCCACTATGTGTAATCTTTTTGGGATATCTTGAAAAATTATATCCATTTAATCCCGGGATAAAACTATCTATATAATATGCTGATGGAATAACTAAATTTGAAAACTTACCTTCAACTGTAAATCTTTTATGTCCATTATATTCTAATTGTGAGTTTTCAAATGGATTTGGCGCATTAGTTCTTTGTTCTAAATAATTTCTTAAAGATTGTAAATCAGTTGTATCAAGTATAGACAAATTAGTTTCAAGTTCATCTATTGATAATCCAGTTTTTGAATTTATATATACAGCCCTTCCATAAGCTAATTTTTTAATAAACTCGAGAACATCATCATTTTTATTATATGTATTGGCTAATAAGTCATCCAAATAATACAATTTATAATCAATACCAGAATAGTTCCAGTAAATATTTGAATTAGTTAAATTAGAATCCAAGTAAAACCATAACATTTCAGAAGCTGGTAAACTAAGATCTAATTTTAAACTTCCAGAGTTTTCATTTACATAATATTTATAGTTCTTTTTAATTGAAACAAGATATTCATGACGCATTTGAGAAAATTTATTTCTTTCATCTGTATCCAAATACACATATGAACCACATAACTTGATTTTTAATTTCCCTATTTGTTTTACTGTTGTATCACTCGATTTAGTTATCAATGAGTCAATTGATTTTAATTTAAGATTAACACCTAATTGTGAATAAAGTAAAGAAATTATAGGAAGTGCTTTAGTATGGTGAGAGAAAAAAAATGGTAGTGGAATATAAATAGTTCTTCCTTTAATTTCTTGACATGGTTCTGTTAATGAAGGAATATGACCAATCATTTTAAGTAATCCAATATCTTTAGATTTATTTGATCTTCCAAAATTATAAATTTGAATAATTTGGTCATCAAGTTCTTCAATAACATTATCATCAATTTTAAAAGTGATTTTATCAATTAAATAGTGTCCTATAAAATTAATCCAAGAACAGGTAGGGATTTCAGATCTAGAAATATTAGTTTTAATAGATTGAACTTTTTTTAAAACATTTTGATAAATATTTTTATTAATTTGGTATTCAGCTTTAATTGTATTAATATTTTTAAAACTATTCAAAGAGTATTTTACCTTTTTATCAAATATACATTCTGGTATTTCAAATAATGAATTATACTCATTATCATCATATGTTATTTTTCCAATATATTCATAAATTTTTTCAATATAATCAGAACATGAAAATTTTTGATTCACAAAATTACTATCTGTTATATCATTTAACACATTATTTGCCAAATCTATTGCTGAATAAAATTTTTCCCAATAATATAATACACATCCAGTATTAATTTGAGATGTACCCAACTGTTCTATTAAACTTTTAACACCCAAATGCATTGAATAACTATTAGTCGAGTCAAATATAAAATCAGGATTGAGTGGATGTAATTTTATTAAATAGTTAGCAGATATATCAGTTATATCAGATATATCATACATGTATAATATATCAAAAATTGTTTTTACCTCAGTTGTATTATTTTTTATTGTTACAAATTTTATAGCAGGATTTATATTAATTGGTAGATAAGAATCATAAGATACAATTTGTACATATATTGATGAAACATCAGTAATTAAATCAATTGAATCCCAATTAGTTTTTATATCGCTACTTGTTAATATATTATTTGAAAAATCAGTATAACTAGAATAACCAGAAATATCAAATTGAGTATCAACATAATATTTTGCATTGGAATAATCATTAAAAATTCCATAATTAAAATTTCCAATAGCTTTTGATATTATATTAAGTGATAGATCATATCTAAATGTATATTGAAGGTTAAAAGATGTATCTAATTCATAACCAAAATCCATTTTATCAAGTCTATTAAGTTTTCCTTCATATATAAATAAAGTTTTTTCAAATGTTGAACTTTCTGATGTATTAATTAGTACTTCATTTGTTGAATAATCAAAACTATAATATATATCATTTGAACTAATATCCCATGTTTTTTCATCTGGATCTGTGTTTTCTGTTGTTATTAAAAACATATTATCAGATGAATCTTTTAAACTAAATGTAAAAAATTTATAATCATATTCAACAGTGTAGTCTGAACCACCTAACTCAAATATTAAATCTCTTTCATCATTTGTTATCAAGTTTGAATTGTATATAAAATATGAATTAGAATTTATTAGTTCTAAATCTGTACATAATGATACATCTGAGTCATTAATATCAAAATATGTTCTCGGATTATATAAATTAACATCTAATGTTTCATTTGAAATATCTGTCAACAACTGATTAATTATTGCATCTTTAACTAGATTTGATTTTTCTTTCAAGTCAGATAGATAATCTGATAGTTCTGAGTTTTCATTTGAAGTTTCAATATCTTTAAGTCTTGTAGCTTGTGCTAACATATAATCCATATTAGAGTATCTAGATTGTTTAAAATCTTCTATAGAATCTTCTGGTTTTACAACAAATCCATTTGTATTAATTCTATATGTTGAAAAAGATTCAGGGACAAAACAAAATTCTTTATCTTCTAAACCACTTTTCATAAAATCACTAATAGTATGTGTTTCTTGGTCTGTTATATTAAAAATTATAATTTGATTAATATTATTTGAAGAGCTATTATATGTTTGAAGCCAGTCCAAATAGTCAGAAATATCATCTAAATCCGAAGAAGTAAGTTCATTTACAAAAATATAGTTATTAAATGATGAACAAAATATAATTTCTTGATTTAGATCTTTTGATGGGAATATTCCATTTTTTAAACAATTATTCAAAAGTTGTGATACTAAGTTTGAATTTAATGAAATATCTAATTCACCAATTGAATTTCTAACATCATTATTTATCCATGTTATAGTTTTAGAACAATTAGAATCTGAAAATACATTTGAAAAAATAGATGAAAGATCTGTATCAAGGGATGTGGTTGTTTTTGATAAAGTTTTTCTAATGTAAAGAGTATTGATTGTTACAGTATCACCTGAAGCTATGTCTGTTAAAATAAAATCTTTACTGTTGTCAGTTGTTGGTATTAATAAATTAAATTTAAGTAAATTTGTATCGGGTTCATAAAAAACATTGTGATATGGAGTATAATCAATATCATTAATTGTAAATGTTTTATCATTATTTTGTACTATCTGTGTATAGTCTAAATATAGTCTTTGCTGCTTATTTGAATAAATTGTATAATAACAGTTGATCGATCCAATAGTATATATTCCACCAGATACACGATTTGGGTAAAATACATCAATATATGTATTAGTTGTATCATAAATTTTATTATTAATAATATAGTAATATGTAGAAGAATATGTATAAATTGTTTCAATTTGTTGTATTGGATTATAACTATAAGTATAATTAATATTTGTGTTTTCAGATAAATCATAAAAATAATTATTTTTAATTGTATATCTAACAGTTTCTGAATTGTTTTCAACAAAACATACATCACTATAGTACCATATTGTTTCATTAGTAGTGTCTTTAATATAATTTTCTGTTGAAGTATTATCAGAAAAATTTGTTAAATATAGTTCATAATCTATTTCTTCATAAGTAAACTGGAATGTATCATAAATATAAAACAAAAATGCAAAAATAATTCTATAGTCAGAGTAAAAAATATAGTTAGTGTTAAAAAATGAATTAAACTGAAAAATAATATTGTCTATATTTTGATACATAAAATCAAGTATATTGATATTAGTTTTAAAACTTGTATTTAATTCAATATTTTTCAGAGATTTGTTATTAAAATAATTTTCTATAAATTTAGAAGTAGAAGACTCAGTATACAAATTTGGTGAATTAATTAAAGAATATGAATAATAATGTTCAGTTAAAATTGGTGGTACACTATTTAGTAAAAAAATAATATCTTCAGATGATGAATAATTTGGATTTTTTCTAAAATATTTCATAGATTTTTTATAGTCATCAATTGAAAAATTTAAATATTGTTTAAGTTCTAAAAAATAGTTATTTGTAAATTTTCCATATTTTAAAAAAGAGTCAAATATATCAGTATATTTTGATAAATATTCATTTTTAATCAAGTTATAAAATGATATTATTGAGTTATATTCATAACTTGAAAAGAAACTATTTGTATAATATTCTGGTAATATATATACTATTTTACTTAATACAAGATCATCAAATAATATATTATTATAGATAGTTGGAATTTTTTCAGTAGTATATAAATATATCTTATTATTAACTGTAATTTCTTTATTTTCAATCAATTTTATTACAAATTCAATTACATTATTGAATTTTGTATTTATATCTATAATAGTTGAGTAGTCTTCTTCTGAAATATCAAATACAGTTCCTTTATAATCTCCAGAAGAAGAGTCAAATACATTTGATGATGTATCAAAAAAACTTTTAATATCATTAAAATCACTTAGCATACAATCAAATAAACTATCTGAATTATAGTTAATAACATAACTATTAGTATCTGATATAATTGCATTCAAATAATGTAAATACCAAGAAAATAAATCAATAAATTTCATTGTTTGAATATTTATGTTTATATTAGTCGATTCCAAATCTGATGTTGAAAAATTAGAATAAAATTTATAAGGAGTATTTGTAATAAAAAAATTAAAATAATCTGTTTTTACATCAATAAAATCAATAATTGAATTTTTTAAAAAAGTCATAAAGTATTCATCAATTGATGTAACTAATGAGTTATTAATTATTTCATGATCTATAAAAGATGACATATTTAAACTTGTAGATAAATAATTATATGTTTCTGTTAAATTATTAATATCTTTTAGACTACCACTAGTAAAATTATTGGAGTTAGATTTATTTATATTATTTGTTTGCATTATATGCCAAAGATTATCATACATTTGTTTATCGTTAAAAACTGAAAAATAATTTCCAGATGATAGTAGTGAAGATCCAATAGAATCTTTAACATCCATATATAAAATATATGCATAGTGATATAACAATGCGGAAAGATCAGTTACTTTGCTTATTGTTGAGTTAGTTGTTGATGTAAAGTACTCTGGTAAATAATGAGCTGAAATATCAAGAATTATTCCAGAATCAATAGAATCAAAAAATATATTAATATTATTGTCATCAGTATCAGATTTTAATGTTATTTGATATTTTGGATCAATAGTTTCTCCAGAATCTACTGTATGTTCATAAGGTGTTAAAAAAATTTCAGTTAAAGAGGTGGGTTCAGATAAAGAAGAATCAGGCATATAATTAAGAATATAAATCAAACCATAAAAATATTTAGATGCATTAAAATCATATGGAAATAAATTATATGGTATGTTATTACTAGTCCCTTCTGATGATGTAAAACTAATATTATCTATTACATAATAATCACCTTCTTTTACAAAAGTAAAACTTAAATTATTAGATAAATCAACTAATGGGTCATCACCATCAATTTTAAAATATATTTTAGAACGATTATAAGTAATATCACCAACTATTTCTTCTGTATAAAAATCTTTATCCTCCATTGATGTATCATCAATACTAAGTACACTAATATAATATTGTAAATTATTTAAATTAGATAATATATACATAAGTGTTGTATCTTGAGTAATTGCAAGTGTATCATTATATTTCAAGTTTGTTATATTTCTTATTAATTTAGTATAATATATATCAATAATACTATCAAAAGATTCAAAATGCTGAAGTATTATGTCTTGAAGTTCATTATAATAATAGTTTTCTCCATTATTTTTTGTTGTAAAAATATTTGTAATAAAATTATTATTATTAGTAGGAGATATTGTCATATTTAAATTACTATCAGTAGTTGAAATCAAAAATGGATTATATTGTTGAAAATATATATATAGATTTAAAAATGAATTAAAAATATTTGTAATATAAATCATATTTTCACTTACTGTTAAACTTACATTATTTATTACAACTGTATTTTTAAGATTAGAATCAATATTAACATCTTGAAGCATCTGTTTATTAAATTTTAAATTCTCATATGTGTCTAAATTAATTGTTGTATTTTTTACATAGTTTACTGGACAAAATCTGTTATTATAATAAAAATGATCTGATTCAATTTTAAAATATATTTTATATGGACTAGTATAATTTGATGTAACAAATGTATTGGTATCACTAGTATAGTCAATAAATTTTACTGATGACTCTGTTGAATAAATAAAATATTTTTGTGTATTATATGTTACACTTCCATCATCATCAATTGAATTACCAGATATATCTATATATAGGGTATTTGAGTACTGGTAACTATCTTCTGATGTATCTAAACACCCAAACAATTTATTATTTATTAAGACATATTGATTTTTTTGTGATTGTTGATTCAAAATTAGTATATCATTATAAATAAAAATAGAATCTGTTGACTCGACAGAGGTTGTTAAAGTAATTTTTTCAAATAGTTCTACTTCTGAATTATATTTTAACACACATATTGGTAGTAATAACTTTTCAGTTTTAAATATTTCACCCCCTGGTGTAAAATAATCACGATAATATAACTTTAAATAATCTTCATAATTTGGATAATCTTCATTAGATAGTGATGTATCCAAATCCTGATCTGATGGTTTAATATCTGGATATATAAAATATACAATATTAGTATCTAATTCAACTTTATCTGTATCAAATTCAATACTATAACCATCTGATTCTACTGAAAAATTAGAGATTTCACTTATACAAAATTTTCCATCCAGATCATAACCAGATGAGATAAAAAATTTATTACCTCCAGAAATATCATTTTCAAATTGATCATATAAATTATAAAAAGAAGAAACCACATTAGTAAAATTACTACCAGAATATATATAGTCATCAATAAAACCGATATATTTTAATTGTTTGCTTGTGGAATCTATATCCTCATAAATATAAAATATGTTAAAATTTGAAAAATAATATTTATATATATAATCTATTTCATTTGTAAATGTAATTTCTTTATTTTTATATGAAAAATCTGAACTAAAAATATCACTACTTTTAATAATTGAATATAAAAATTCATTCTCATAAGTATTAGTTATATATTGATATAGTTGTGATTTAAAATTTAAAAAAAAATCATCATCAACTAATATTGTTACATCTGATAAATCTAATTGATTTAAAATAGTTGTTAAATAGTTTACATTAAATGTTGAAAAATATATGTCTCTGCAGTCTTTTATTGTAGTTTCAGATGATAATACAAAGTTTGAATTATTTTTTTCATATAAAGTTCCATTTAAATCAACTTCTAATAACTGATTATATGTTTGATCATAAGTTTCAACAATATTATCTAATAAACTAGACAATGAATTTATTGAATCATAAGAATAATTAAAAACATCATTATTTTCTTTATTTGATTCCAAAGGATAACCTATAGGAAATTTGTATTGGGAAAAATTATATAAAATTGCATTTAATTTTGATAAAATTAAATTTGTATTATCATTTTCTCTTATTTTATGATCAAATTCATTTATATAATCATCTAATGTTTTATCATATGATACCTTTAATCCTGGTAGATCTACTTTAAGGTAAGGATAATAAAACAAGTCGCCATAGTTTCTAATCTTAAAATTACTCGAAGAACCAAAATTCATATCACTTTCTGATTGAATTTCATGATCTTGAATTGCGAATAGAGCATGTTTATGATATACTTTTTTAAAAAAAGTAATTTCAGGATCTCCTATTAAAACTTTATCTGCATATCCATATGACATTAATTGTATTAATCCTCCTGCCATCTTTTACTATAAAATAATAAAGATAACTTTATATATAAAATTAAATTCAAAATAATTAATATTAAATTTAATTTTATATGCCAAATTGCGTCTTTGCACTTCCATTTTCTATTTTTAAAATATTATGACTTCTAGAAATAATTTTAATTATATAAGAATCATTTGTATTAGCTATCTGATCAGAATTTAGTTCTACATATAAATTTTTACTATCAATTACATTAAAATTTAATGATCCAGATGGTTGAAATTGTTCAGAATTTAAACAAAATGAATAACAATATATATCTAATGGTATATTTGTATGTGTTTTAAATGGTACAACTAATGAAAAAAATTCAGAATCTCTTTTTGATATTAAATCTTGACCATATATTTGTATTGTTTGTGTACTAATACGATTTTGTGTATATATTGTTGATTTAGTTAATTTAACAGTAAAATTATCAGAATATAATAATATTTTTGAATCAATTGTAAAAATATTTCCAACCGCTTCTAATATTTTATAAACACCATTATAATATTTTGAATTAATTATTTCTATTGTTCCATCAACATATTGATCTGAGTCATTTACATCTGTATCATAAGAATCTTCATCTATAATAACTTGTAAATAATCTTCATAAGTTTCAGTCTGATTTGTTGTTTCAATTGTAGCATAAAAATAATCTAATGATGAATAATCAAAAGCAAGTTTAAAGTTTTCAACATTAGAAGTTTTTTGTATAGTCCATATAATTTCTCTAATAGGATTAACAAAATCTAATGGTAAAAGAATATTCTGTGTATTTAAGTCACTAAATTGAATTAATCTATGTTGTTCTATAAGACTTTCAATTGTAAAAGATCCAAATTTATTTCTTTCTACATCACCCAAATGAATATATTCTACTAGTAAAGATACGTTTGATATTTTGATTATATCATTAATATTCACATTTGATGAATATGTTGAGTTCTCATATGGCTCAAAATAACAACAATTTGTTAGATCATTAAATTTAACTTTAATAATTATATCACTGTACTTTAATCCAACACATGGAAGTGCTTGTGATTTATATTTACAAAACCAAAATGGTAATGGTATAATTAATGTATAGTTAGGTTTTTCTTCTGTATTATAATCTGTTAATAGTTCTATATTACCAATCATTTTATTTAATATTTCTATTTTTTCTAATGGTGTTGATAATTCATACCACATGTTTAAAATATCACCATTTATACTATCTACTTGTTGTCCATTTAGTTCAATTGATAAACTTGATATTAATGCAAATGCTAATTTTTTAACCCAAGCAAAATAATAGTATGAAGATGTATCAATATCTGAAATTTTAACAAATAAATCTCGACTTGTTATTAGGTACTCAAGATAAAGTTTTTGGTTTTCTAAATAAATATCTAAATAATCAATTACAGCATCTTTAAATTCTGTATTTAAACTTGTGTTATAAATTGATTCTTTATATTCAGTAAAGTTATTCTGTATATAATCAAGTAAATCAAAATTAAATCCAATTTTAACTGTATCTATATATATATCTATATCTGAAAAATCATTACTATTTTCTTGATATATTGAATATATATTATTTTGTGATAATAAAATATTATCAATTAAATCCATAATAGTATTATAATTTGATGTCTCATTTGAGACCAAAGAATATATTTGTCTCCAATAAACCATAGCACTTGATGAAAATACTTTAAAGTTATCTATATTTGTATTAAAATCATCAATATGATTAGCAGCTGTTAATTCTCCATTATAATATGATATTTTTGTGTCTGTATTTGTTTGTATATAATCAGAATCATCTGTATTTTCTATTTGTACACTTGGTAATTCTACTTTTAAAAAAATATTTGACACTAAATCTCCTAGTTTAGAAAGTTGGCAAAAACCTTCTTCACCAAAATTAGGAATTGTATTAAATGTCTCTTCAAATAAATCTATTGAAAATGGTGTATGTCTTAGATAAACTATTTTAAAAAATGTAATTTGTGGATCAATTGTTAAAAATGCATCTTTTAAATCTGTTGATACTATCTGTAAAAGGCTTCCAGTCATTACAATAATATAATATAAGTATTTTTAAGTATTAATTTAAATTAATTTCTTTACAAATATTATTATGAATATTATTAAAAAACTTGTTAAATATATTGTTTTATTAATTATACTTTTTGTTTCAATAATTTTTATTACTAAATCTAAAGTTGATAAAATTGATTCTTTAGCAATTGCATTAATTGGCCTTGGATCATATGCTTTAGCTGATCAATATGCACCTTCATATATTATTGAAGAAAAACATTAAATTAAATGTTTTCTAAATGTTAAAGAATATCTTGGTTCTTTAACTTTTTTTCAAGTGGAATTTCATGTGTAAATTCTTTTTGAAAATCTCCATCCATTATTAATATTTGATTTGATCTAGTTAAGATATCTTTTACTATTTGACCAGTTTGTTTACATCTTATTCTAAAAGTTCTTGATGCACCAAATGACATTGCTACAACTCCTGCAGTTGATAAAGCTGACTCATCATCAGAATGTTTACCTATATAATCATTTCCATCTGAATATTTATTTATTAGTATACCATTGTAATCAGATTTAAATTTACAATTAATTTGATCAAGTAAAACCCATAGGCTATCTGTAAGTGGTTTTGATTTTACAAGTTTTTTAGAATATTTGTATCCAATAGAATTGTTTGAAAAAAATCCAATACTTCGATGTTGTACACATTCCTTACCATAGATCATTATTGGTAAATTTGATTCTAGATCTGGATCTATCTCATTAACTATGTGTTCTAAAAATTTAACCATCTGATCCGTTATTATATATTCAACCAACCATGATTTTTCTCTGCGAATATGATCCATAAATTTGATTAAATTAATTCAATCAATTCAATCAAATAATTAAAACAATTTTTTTATTCGTTTTATAAAAATAATTTTTATAAAGACGGAATAAACCGAGAAACGCTTTATCGCGTCTTTTATAAAGACGGAATAAACTGCCATCTATTATGTTCACATATTTTTTTCCATTCATCATCATGTTCTTGTAGTTTATCTCTTGATTTCAAGTAAGGAAAGTATTGAAGAAAATCATCTTCTTCGAGTAGTTCAAATATTTTATGAAATACATAATTATTATTTAAAAAGTTCTTTCTAGTACTTTTCTTACCGGCAACCCAAGGTTCTTGAACTTCTTTGACCATAGATCTAACCTTATCTTCTAGCTCTCTTGACATTGTTGGTGGTGGAATTCCATTTAATTTATTAATAATATATGGAATATGTTCATAATATGAATTTAGTTTTAGATTTTTTAAAATAGTTCTCATAATTTTATTATCTAGTTTAGACAAATCTGTTATTTTCATTACATTTAGTTCATTTATTATCATTTCAAAAACTTCTGGATCTATATCTGTTGATTCTTTACCTTGACATTGATTTAATAGTTCTGAAAAATGATTCATACGTTTGTATCCATTTGTTTTAATTTCAACAGTTTGATCTTTAAAATTAGGTTTATCTGAATCCATTTGAATAGGTTCCGACTCTCCACATCCTGTACATGTTAAAAATCCATCTTGTAAATGTAAAGTTTTTTCTATTTGACATTTATCACACATTCTTATCTGTATTAGAGATTTCTTCTTTAGTTCAGAACCAGCAGTTATCTTCATATATTTATTAAATAAATTGTATTTATTATCATTATCATTAGATTTATTGGTTTCTTTAATTTTTAAAAAAAAATCTTGAAGATCTGTTGGAACATTTTTTTTAACTGGTTCCTTTGTAGAATTATCATAGTATTTGAATAAAATATCTGCTGTATCTAATAAATAACTTAGTTCATCTTCATTTGATTCAAGTTTGTTTATTTCTTCTTCAAGTTCTAGAATTTGATCATGAAAGTTATTTTTAAGCTTTGAAACTAAAAAATAGTCTTCCAATATTTTTACACGTTCTTTTAACTCTTTAATTGTTTGTGTAGTATTTTCTTCTGGAATAGGTAGATCATCAGGATTTTCTTGAATTAAATTTACATTTATTTGATCAAAACCAGGTTTTCCAATAATATCCGCAATTTGATTTTTTTGATTTTTTTTAGATATTTTTTTTTCAATTTCTAATTCTTTAATCCTTTTTTGTAACACTTCTTTATATACATCAGGATCATCTAGTAATTCAATATCTTGTTTTAATTCATTTAATTTTTCAATAAGTTTAGGTAAGGTTTTCTTCTTTTTTGCGAAGTCTTTCATAATTTCATTATGTTTGGCATCTAATGTACCATGTACGATTGCAGACTTCTTTAAAACGTTTTGACAAAAAGTTGAGTATTTAATATTTTTTTCTTTAAAATTAGACATTCAGGTGTATCAATAAACAAATGTATGTTATAAACTTTAAATAAATTTACTTTAAAAAAATATTATAAGATTAATTTTTTAAAAAAATAATTGGCGTTTTAATTATGAAAAAAAATTTTCTCCAATATATTATATATATAAAATGGCTGGAGGTTTAATGCAATTAGTCGCTTATGGTGCACAAGATGTTTACCTTACTGGAAACCCTCAAATTACTTTTTGGAAGGTCGTATATAGAAGACACACTAACTTTGCTGTCGAATCAATCGAACAAGTTTTCAACGGAACTGGTGATTTCGGCAAGAAAGTTGTATGCCAAATTCAAAGAAACGGTGATCTTATCACCAAGATGTTCTTAAGAGTTGTCCTTCCTGCTCTTGGAGCTGGTCTTTCATGGACCCCTAAAGTTGGTCACGCTATGATCAAGACTGCCGAACTTAACATCGGTGGTACCCCTATTGATAAACACTACGGTGATTGGATGAATGTCTGGTATGAACTTGCCAGAAAATTCGCCCACGACAGAGGATATGATATTATGATTGGTAACACCAAAGAACTTACTGTCACAACTGTTGGAACTGCCCCTGCTACTCTTTATGTTCCTCTTTATTTCTTCTGCTGCAGAAACGATGGTCTTGCTCTTCCTTTAATTGCTACCCAATACCACGATACCAGAATTGAAATTGAATTCCAACCTGTTACTCAACTTCTTTGCCAAATTTCCAATTCAACTGCTTCTACTTCTGTTTCAATGGTATCATGCTCACTTTTCGTTGACTATGTCTACCTTGACTCTGAAGAAAGAAAGAAGTTCGCCCAAGCTTCTCACGAATACCTTATTGAACAAGTTCAATTCACTGGTGCTGAATCTGTTACTTCCAAGAACGCTAAATTCAGACTTAGTTACAACCATCCTTGCAAGGCTTTATACTGGAACGTTCAACAAAACAAATACCTTAACACCAACGGTACCTACAAATTCCTTGCCTGGAATCCTAAAGATTGGGACGCCACTAGAATTCAAGCCACCAAGAGAGCTGCTCTTGCCTGGGGTGGATTTAATTCTGCCACTGGTAGATATGATGCTTCCTTAAACTCTTACGCTACCAATATCTGGCAAGGTGCTCTTTATGCTGCTGCCGTTGCTGGTCCTGATGTTTCTGGAAACTCTGGTGATGTTGATAACACTGTTGTCCTTGGAACCCCTCTTCCTGATTGGTTCATCTCATCAACTATTGATGAAATCCAATCTGGTTTAACTTCATCTCTTACAAGATCAACTGGAGGTGATGCTTCTGCAAACTTAGATATTGTTGTCAGACAATGGGATAACTATGGTGTTTTCCTTAACAGAAACACTAACCCTGTTGACCAAGTCCTTCTTCAACTTAACGGCCAAGATAGATTCTCCAAGAGAGATGGTAACTACTTCAACTACGTTATGCCTTGGCAATGCCACTCCAACACTCCTTGTGATGGTCTTAACATGTTCTCTTTCGCTCTTAACCCTGAAGAACACCAACCTTCCGGAACTTGCAACATGTCTAGAATTGATAACGCCACCCTCAACATTGATTTCATCACCTCTGTAAGTTACGCTACTTCTTCAACTATTTCTAGTTACACTGTATCAGTTGCTTCTGAAGCCAAGTGCAACATCTATGCCACCAACTACAACGTACTAAGAATTATGTCTGGTATGGCTGGCCTTGCCTATAGTAATTAAAAATAGTGGTCAAACTAATTTGCCATACATTTTTATTTTACTGTTTTTGAATAAAAATTGAATCTTAAAATTATTTAAAGAAATATTTTATATATAATCGTATATATAAAATGTCAGAAAAAAAGGTCCGCATTCCAACTCATATTAATGTGAAAAAAACAAAAGCAGTTATTGAGACTATTCAGGCCCCAGTGCGTAAAGTAATAAGTAAAAAAGTAGTAACACAAACAGTTGTGCCAGGAAAATTTAAAACTATTGTTTCTGCATCAACAACCAAAGAAATCAATCATCAGGTTGTACAGTATAAAGCAAATAAATATATTGTATGTTATTGCCCATTTAAGGACCAAGATATTTTATTTGTAACTGATTATCAAAGCGCAGAATTTTACGCAGATTTAATACATAAAGCCTGGCATTATAGATCAGATGGTGGTTATATTTCTTCTGGTGTAATTGGTGATGATGATAATAAAAAAGAACTATACTTACATAATTATGTGATGGGCAAACTAACTTTTAATGGTAAAGGTCAACATAATTCAATTGACCACATTAATAGGATTGGACGTGATAATCGTAAAGTCAATTTGCGTGAGTTAACTCAATCACATCAAAATATTAATCAGTCCAAAAGAGATCGAATTACTGAGCTACCAGATGGATGTGGAATAGATCCAAATGATATTCCTAAAAACATTTATTATAAACCCCCATCAGGAGCCCATGGAGATCTGTTTTATATTGAAATTAGAACTCCTGAAATTGTTAAAATTTTATGTCCTCAAAATAATAGAGATGATGATTTAGTTGCCCCTAGATTCAGATGGTTTGGTACTAAATCTAAAACATTAGATTTAAGAGTAAAGTTACAGCATGCGATTAATAAGTTACAAGAACTTAAGGCAGCCTATCCACAAATCGCAGATTTTATTGGTGAACTAGATAACACGGCTGAACGTAATGAATTAGCCAAATCCTTTAATGAAATTCTTGAGCTTACATCGTATCCTCAAGAAATTATTGAAACAAATAAAGCCCAACTAATTACACCCCATAATCCTATACCAATTGATGAAGTCCAAGCACAACTTGCTCAAGAAATTTCAGAACAAACAATTAGAGGTCTTAAATCACATTTACCAGAAGGCTGTGGTATTACACCTCAGATGATACCAAAGTTCTGTTATTATAAGCCTGCATCAGAAACCAGAGGAGATAAATTTATTATTGAACGTCATCCAGGATTGATTGCTGAAGGTAAACGTCAATGGGGAACAACAGAATCAAAGAAATTTACAACTAGACAAAAATTTGATTTAATGATAGTAAGATTAAATGAACTTAATCAATTAATATAACTAATTTATTTTATTTAAATAGAAAATCAAAAAATGAAATTGCAATTGTGATTCCAGCAATACCATATGTAAAAATATAAATTATTCTACTTGTTAAAATATATTGTTTATTGGAGAAGACTAATTTGATCATATAAAATGTATAAATGATATAGATTAATCCTAAAAAGTATCTTACAAATACACGAGCATCATTAATATCAGACTTTGTTGAATTTGCAATTTTTCCAACAACTTTTTCAAATACACCAAAATGTTTAAGAATAACAGTAACAAGTATGAAAAAATTAATTAATATTAAAAATAAATCATCAGTACTCAATGTTCTAAACTGTGATATTTCACTAAAAGTTATTTTAGATAAAACCCCAAGATTAACTTTATTTGGATCAATAGAATGTTTTGTTAATTGTTCCATAACATATGATAGGTTTACATTTTGATGTAAATGTAAATTTGATATCTTTCTATATAAATTTATATCTGTTAAAAATGGGTTAAATATCTTTTCAAAAAATACTTCAATACATTTTCTCATTTATAATATTTGATTAGAAAATTATATAATATATTATTATAGTGTTCATGTCTTTTTTAAATAAAATATGTTTAAATATGATAGTTAGAAATGAATCTGCAATTATTACAAGATGTCTTGATAGTATGATTGGAATTATTGATTATTTAGTTATTACAGATACTGGATCAACTGATTCTACAGTTCAATTAATAAAAACTTGGACTAATAATGCTAAAATAATAGGACAAGTATATAAAAATCCATGGGTTAATTTTAGTGTTAATAGAACACAATCTATAAATAATGCTAAAGATTTTCTTACTAAACACTCTATCCCACTTAATAAAGTATATTTACTATTTGTCGATGCTGATATGATTATTGAAAATATAAATTTTTCTAAAAATGATCTTAAATTAGATTATTATTTGGTTAAACAATATAATGAATATATATCATACTATAATATTAGATTAGCAAGAGCAGATTTAAAATTATCCTATAAATCAGTAACACATGAGTATTTAGATATTCAACTTGATAATCCAACAAATTCTAAATTATTAACAATACAAATAAATGATATAGGAGATGGTGGATGTAAAACTTTGCAAGGAGCTTGTTCAACTGATAAATTTCAACGTGATATTAAATTACTACTTCAAGGTATTAAAGATGAACCAGATAATTCACGTTATTATTTTTATTTGGCTCAATCATATAAAGATTCAGGAGATACTTCTAATGCAATTAAATATTATACTCAAAGAGTAAAAATGGGTGGTTGGATAGAAGAGATTGGATATTCATATTTAATGTTAGGACAGCTTGTTTTTGATTTAAAACCAACAGAAGCAATAGAGTATTTAACAAAATCTTTTGAATCATTTGGTAAATATAGAGCAGAACCTTTATATTGGTTATCTAAAATTTATTCAAACAAGCAAAACTATTCAAAAGCATATAATTATTTAGTCCAAGCAATTAAACTTCCTTATCCTGAATCTCAAGTACTTTTTATTAATGATTCAATATATAATTATGATTTATACAAAGAACTAAGTATTGTTGCTTTTTATGTTGGAAAGAAAGATTTAGGACTTTTGACATGTGATTATGTTAAATTTATTGATAAAAAATATAATTTTGATAATAATAATAATAATTTAAATCAAACTTTTTATTTAAAACCACTTTCTAAAAAACTTGATCTTTTAAATATAACTTATAATTTACCAGAAAAATTTAATTTATCTAACTGTTGTTTAAAGTTAGTTAACTCAGAAATATGTGAAGGTATTATAAGAACTGTTAATTATATATACAATAATAATGTTCGAACAGAGAATTATTGGTGTTCTGTAAATATTAAATCAAATAAAATAATTCAAAAGATTAAGATTGACTTTACAGATTCATGTTATATGGTAACAACTCCACATAATTCACAAGTAAAAGGATTGGAAGATGGTAGATTTATTATATATAATGGAAAACTATATGCTAGTTTTACAAGTCTTGAATATGGAGTAAATAATTTATATTCTATGGTTTTAGCACATTTTAATTCTAATTTTCAAATAACACATATAATTCCATTAACATACAATAATAATATTGTACAAAAAAATTGGTTACCTGTTGAATATAAAGGAAAACTTTGTTTTATTTATTCATTTAATCCATTTATTTTATTACATGTTAATATACATACTGGATTTTGTACCAAGATAATTACTGCTACATATAATTATAATTTTAGTAGTTTTTGTGGTTCTGCAGGCCCTGTATGGATTAGTTCTGATAAACAACTAATATTAATTCATGAAGTAGCATTTGATAGAACAGTAAATCCTGTTAAAAGAATATATTCACATAGATTTTTAGAATATGATGAAAATTTTCATCTATTAAGAATTTCTCAACCATTTTATTTTTTAAAACTTGGAATTGAATTTTGTTTAACACTAATGTATTGTGAATATTTAGACACTATAATATGTTATCATACTATACAAGATAATCACATTAATAAAGTTGAAATAAAATTAAATGATATTAAATGGTTATCATTAGATTTAAAAAAAAATATATTATCTTTTTTTACTGAAGAGCTGTCAGATACAATAAAAAATTGATTTTTAAATTGTTTGAATATATTTGATATAAATCTAATATATTAAAAATGAAATTATTAATTAAAACATTAAATTCTTTTGCATCATCTGTTTATTCAGAGGATAATGATATTAGATTAACACGTGGAGATTCTGGTTATGATTTAATTGTTTGTTCAGATTATACTGTTGAACCTTGGCAAACATGTAAAATACCTCTTGGAATTGCTGCAGAACCAGCAGATACAAATTCAGGTTATTATTTATATCCTAGATCATCTATTTCTAAAACTTCTTTAGGTTTAGCAAATTCAGTTGGAATAATTGATTCTGGATACAGAGGTGAAATTTGTGCAGTTGTTAGAAATTATTCTAATACCCCTTATCAAATAAAAAAAGGAGATAAACTTTTTCAACTTTGTGCTCCTGATTTAAAACCATTACTAATTAAAATAGTAAATGAATTAAATAGTTCAATTAGAGGATCTGGTGGATTCGGATCTACTGGTAATAATATAAATATTTAAATTATTTAGTATGGATGTGATCTATCACATTTCCAATAATCAGATCCATAATCAGCAAATAGTTCTTCGCCAGCTTTAATATTTCGTAAAGCCCAAAGAGTAATTTTTCTATCTTCAGGCTTTCTTTTCTTACCTGTTATAGGATCTTCAATTTCTAATCTAAATTCACAATTATTTTTAAATTTAGATCCATGGGCATCATTAATCATTGCGATATAAGCACGAGGGTATGTTCGTGCATCAACATACCAAGATTTATTTAATGAAAAAGAATAATCACCAACACAATTTCCGTCATCTTTTTTTAGTATACCATCATAATATCCAATTAATGTTTCTTTTTTAATAGGTTTATATGTGAAAATGCCATTTCCTGCATTTGGAATATTTGATGGTTCAACATTCAAAATAAGTTTGGTATTATTCCAATATATAGGACCAGGAGAAAAATCATTTAAATTTAACATGGAATTAATATTAGACCTTGATACAAAATCAACCATTTTAAAATATTCTTATATTTATGCTTTATTAACTAATTGATTATTTTTTCAATTTTATTTAATTAAATAAGTTTAAAGTTATTTAAAAATTACCTATATATATATTAATATAAAATGTCTGAAACTCAAGCAAATAAAGGAATACCTTGTTCACAAGAAGATTATCTAGATGAAGATCCAATTATCTCTTCACAACTATTTGCATGTTTATCAATTTTTACTCCAAATTCAATTAAAACTCCTGAAGGTGAAGTAATTGATACAGGTAATAAAGTTAGAGCATTTAAAATTAGAGGTGTATATGCAACTTATGAAAAAGCAGAAAAAAGATGTGAAGAGATTAGAAAGTTTGATAAATATCATCATGTATTTGTAGGAGAAGTTGGCAAATGGTTACCATGGGATGATGATGCTTCAAATGCAGAAGAAGCAGTTTATGCTGAACCTAAATTAAATGAAATGATGAAGGCATATAAAGAATCTCAAGCAAAGGCAGCTGAATACAATGAAGAAAGAAAGATGCAAGCTCATGCTGAAGCAATGAAGAAGAAGAAGGAACTAGCAAAGAAATCTAAAGATGAAGAACTTGCTAGATCTGTAGATCAAGATGGATTAACAAATGATATTGTTACTAAAAATATCATTGAATCAAATATTAATAGTACTTTAACATCTAGTGAATTAATTGAGGATCAAGAAAAACTAAATGAACTATCAGAAAAAGTTAAATCAGAACAAGATGCTTTGGCTGCATCACAACAAGATGTTGCAAACAAAGAAGAAACAATTCACAAGATAGATGAAGAACTAGTTAAGGCTAAAAAATTATATGAAGATTTAATGAATAAATATAATGTTGAAAAGTCTTCTCATTAAATTATTTTCTAATACTAAAATAATGTTATCATTTAAAAACTTTATTTTAGTACTATTTGTGATTGGAATTATAATAGTTACAATGGAAGTAACTAAAATGACATATCAATGTCCAATAAAAGAAACAGAGTATAAATATGTTCCAAGATCTTTGGATATGGATCTAAAAGATTCTGCTGATGTTGATAAAATATTTAGAACAATGTTTCAATCTGCAGAACCATGGGTTGGATCATCTAGAGCAGATTCAAACAAATTTAGAAAAATAGAAGCAAAAAAATTAGAACAAAATTTTAAACAAGATTTAATTAAATCAAAATTTGGTGAAGATTTTGATCAAGCATATTATTAAAAAGCTTGTTAAGCCATTCTGACTTTAACAACCTGGAAAAGCTTGTTAAGCCATTCTGACTTTAACAACCTGGAAAAGCTTGTTAAGCCATTCTGACTTTAACAACCTGGAAAAGCTTGTTA